TACGTTTTGTATCATAATATTCCGTTAATTATATCGTTTGCTTCGTCTATTGCATCTTCTTGGTCTAAGTAAGTATCTACGTCTGCTATGTGTTTGTTGATTAAAGTTTCTGCCATTGCATAGGTGTAGTGTCCTATGGTAGTCATATCGTCTCCGTTTTTACCTGTTTTGCATACTGCAAGGAAGTAAGCTTTGTGGGTTAGGAGAAGCCATATAGCATTTAGCTTTCTCATCTACCTTGACCTTTGTAATCTTTAGGTCTTGGGTTATGCTTGTTAAAGGACTTCTTTGCAGAGCCTCTTTTGCGTTTGCCAAAGCTAACTTTGTTATTGTTCTCTTTAATCTTTGCCATTATGCGTATATAAAATTAGTATTGTTCTTTAATTCGTTTGCTAATCTTTTTTGTAAATAATCTTCGTTCTTATTAATTGTTTCGGCTGCTTCTTTTATAGTATAATAATAAATATGCGTTTGAGTATTTAATATCAGCCTACCATTTCTACCGCCAATACAAGAATGATATATATTTTCTTTTTGAGTGCAAAATTCTAAATTTTCTAATTTATTATTAGACCTATTAAAATCTTTATGATTAACAACTAAATAAGTATTTACTCCAAAAAATGTTTCTGCTACTAATCTATGTAAAAAATACTGCTTTCTTTTTATATGTGTAAAGTTAATGCACAAATATCCGTCTTTTCTTTTTATAGGGGTCAATAACTTTTCAGGTATTAATCTTTTGTTTTTACCAATTTTAACTTCTCTCGGTAATGATTTTACATTACCTAAATTGCTTACTTGGTATACTCCTTCATAACCTTTAATATCTTTCCAGATTTCCATTTGGTATATTTTTTAAGTGTATTTCCATTATCTCTTCCTTAGTCCACCTATTCTTAAAGTCATAATCGTAATGACAGTTTCGACACATTGCGCATAAATTGGTAATATGGTCTTGCTCCTCTTTTCTCTTGCTACCAAACTTTGATCTTGCAACTATGTGCGCTATGTCTACCGCTTGTGAGCCACACACTTCGCAAGGAATGAAGTCCGTTTTTTTATACCCCATTCCCTGCAAATAAATTTGTGTGTGTTTCTGCATACTTTCCCCATTAAATTTTCCGTTAGTTAATAATAAAAATTTAAGTATGCAAATTATTTTCCGTCTATTTCTTTTAGCTTATTAATACTCCACTCAATCCCGCTCGTTCCGCCCCAAGCATCCCACATCAAACCGCCACAACCTTCGCTATAAGGAACGTCTTTATGTTGTTGGTGTCTTTTAAAGGAAGCCATACGGGCAATTGTATCTCTACTAATCGGCTCACGATTTGCTAATTGATTTGCTCTTGCTTTCCCTGTTGCTTCTCCGCAAGAACCCCACCCGTGTTCCTCTACCCACTTCAAAGCTCTCTTTGCGTTGTTAGTAGCTGACTCAGGATAGTCGGTATAGCTTTCGGCAAACTTGCCACCTGCAAGAATAGCCTTCCAAACTTGCATTGCTTTTTCCTCGGTATCGTAAACGCAACCGCCGTTACCTATTTTCCATTTTCCTGAACTGCATTGTGTTACTGGCATAGTTTACTATAAATATACTTTCGGTCTAAATTTATCTCGTCAAAGTTATACTTCTTTTGGCAGAACTCAAATAACTTATGTCCGCTTTCCTTTCGCATATCCGCATCGCTTACTAAATCTTTAATATGTTTATACCAATCCTTTTGACTTTTAACATAATGCACGGGCATATCAAGGTAAGGATTAACGTAGCTAACTATGGCAGGGTTCTTTTTAGCAGCCGTTTCTAATACCTTTAAATTTGACTTCATAGCGTTGAACTTGTTATCTACCAATGGGATAACTGAAATATCGCTATCAGTGTATGCCCCCATATATTCTGTAACCTTTGCATAGTTATAGATTGTCGGGTTAAGCTTTAGTCCGCAAGTGAAGGCATCAATCATTTTATCCCATATAGGTTTTTCTCCGTCATTGTAACCTGCTATTACAGTTCTTATGTTCATACCTTGTAGCCTTTTGAACGGCTGCCTAAGTATTTCTAAATCCCTTTCGTGCGTTCCGCTTCCGCTCCAGAACAATCTTACTTTGTAATCTTCGGTCTTGTTATCCTGGAACTGCTCTTGCCCGTAAGGTAATGCGTTTGGTAAGATGTGAACGTTCTTATTAAATGGGGTTATCTCTCCTGCTAACCTTTCGTGTGTGCAGGTGCAAAGGTCTGCAATCTCTAAGTAATCAGTAATCTGTTTACCTATGTTATTGTATTTGTATCGGTAATATAAAAGATGTGTTTCGCTAAGTTCCCAGTAATCGTCATTGTCTACTACTAACTTGAAGCCATACTTAGTGCGCCAAGTGTCCATTTGCTTTGCATCTATTTCGTTAAGCATTCTATTCATAAGCACAATATCCCAACCTTGTTCAAGTAGTTCGTCATTCAATACATCGGTAATAAGTGCGTACTCTTTTTCTAAGTGTACTATTGGCATCATTATTCGGTGCAGTCCTACTCCGCTATTAGCTGAAGTTATACAAAGTATTCGCATCTTATATTCTTTTGGTTGTGATAGATGTCTTGGTATTTTTCCCAAACGCTTTGCGCCCGTGCTAAGCTTTCGTCTTTCATTCGTCTATATTCCGTTCCGTTGCCAACATCGTGTCCTATATGTTCCGACCTCATATCTGGCAAGTAGTAATTAGTAAAACCTGTAATAGTTGCACGTTCCCCGTAATCTGCATCTTGCATTCCGTATGGGTCATACTCGGTATTGTAACCACCTATCGTGTCTATAAGTTCACGAGTAATAAAGTTATCTCCAAAAGGTGTGTGCGTTTTATGTACCCCGTCTACAATGGGTGGTAATGCTTCTACGCAATGTATACCAATAATGCCAGTTTTTGACACACGTTGAGAAAACATAACCCATTTTGACAACCAATTCTCAGGCAGTAAAATGTCATTAGCTAATAAACAAACCGCATCATAATTAGTAGTAAGCCTAAGTCCTGCGTTTACTCCTGCTGCTATGCCTCGTTTTTCTTTTGACAAGTCATAACCTACAAACGGATAGTTAAATGTTTCGTGCGTGTCGCTGCCGTTATCTATTAAGAAGCAGTCCGCATTGTAACCAGAGTTAAAAAAGTTTTGATTAATTACACGCTGCGTTAAATCGTGTCGGTTTTGTGTAAGTAATAAAATAGCTACTTTCATTATCTTATGTTTGAGCCGATTTCTCGTGCAGGAACTCCTGCGTATTTAGTATTAGGTTTTGCATCTCCTTTTACAAAAGCACTTGCACCTATCATACAATTTTCTCCTACGTTTGCAAATTGATGTAATACTGCGTTTAGTCCTATATTAGCACCTTGATCTATAATTGAATGCCCACCTATTTTTGCTCCGCAGCTTATAGTAACATTGTCTAAGATTGTACAATCGTGTCCGATGTGTGCGTGTTTCATTATGAAACAATTATTACCAATGAAGGTGTCAATCTCCGTTCCTGCGTCTATTGTTACAAGTCCTGTAATAACATTGTTGTCGCCTATGTATACTTTGCCTTTTTCTTTTTGCCAGAACTTTTTATGCTCGGCTTTGTCGCCTATAATACAATAAGCACCAATGTAGTTGCCATCTCCGATAATTACGTTATCGCCAATTATAGCGGTAGGGTGGATAAAGTTAGCCATTCTTTTTTTTATTTTTAGGTTTAGGTTGTTCTTCGTACCAAGTGTATAATCGTTTAATCATATCGAAAATACAATTACCGCACCATACTGTTAAGATAAAATCTGCACTCATATACTTGCGATAAATATGCTCATACATTTTTAAGATGTCTAAATCTATATTACGCACATAGCCATTTTGGACAGTGTGCCAATTACCAACGTGGTCATCTAAAAATTTGCGGTGTTCTATTTCCATAAGTTCCACATAAGTTTTGAAAGTAAAGGCGCTAACACTCCTGGAATAAATACAAACGCAATAACATCGGTACATATTTCAGGTAGTAAATATAAAGCCAATCCACTCCAAGCTGCTAAACAACTCGTGCAACTAAAAGGCTTAAAATCTAATTTCCACTTCCTATGAAATTGGTGTATCTCTACAAAGAATATTGCAAAGCATATCGCTGCTATAATTATCATTTGCGTAGTTGTTTTTTAAGTTCTCTTTTAGTTAGTTTTAACTCCCTATGGATCGACATATACGGAATACCAGTTACCCTGCTTAGTTCTTTAGCGTTGCAGTTGTGCTTAATTGCATAAACTCGTAATAGTTCCGCTTTGTACCAGTGCATCTTGGATAACTCATCTTCTACTTTGTTAAGTAAATCTTCGTCTCTATCGTGAACAATTAATTCTACTTCTAAAGGTTTGCGGTATGTCCTATAAAATTGGCTCGTGTTACTTTGCATCATATTAATCATTGTTCTAACCAAATAGAACTTTAATACGTTGCGTGTGCGCATATCAATTAAACGCTCTTCTTCCATTTCGCATAGCACCTTAAATAGTTCGCTTCTTAAATCGTCTCGTAAATCTTCAGGCTGCATCTTGTCTATTGCTTCCTTAAGTTCTCGGCTTTCCCAAAGTTCTAATATGATGCTATTCTTGTTCATATTCTTTTAGGGTTAGTTTGCCGTTTTCTTCGGTTGCTATGTAACAAAAACAATTTGCCGTCTTTGCTAAGTTTAAAAATGCTATTTGGTAGCTGCTAAGTTTATCTCCTATTGCTTTGGTTTCGCAATAAATCGCTACTCCGCTTTGAGTGTGAAAACCTACAACATCTGGCACTCCTTTTAAACCTATAAAGGTTCGACCCCTAACAGCAAGATTGTTATTACGCCATACAAAACACCCGTTTTTATTTAGGGTCTTAATAGCTTCTTTGGTTAATTCGTTTGCGGTCATATTACAAAACTATATTAAGAAAACGAAACTTTGCCAAATTTTATTTGCTCCTCAAAAAATAAAGCTACGGCAACGGCTCTTGCTTGGTTCTTTAGCCATTGGTCAGTCCATTCGTCTCGGTACTGCTTTGCACTTATGATGTCCATTTTATTAGCCTTGTAGGTAATAATTTCCATAAGTTTCTTTTTTGCAAGTGCGCCATCTTCTTTTGTCCATACCTTGATGCCTGTACTATTAAGCTTTGTAAATACGGATAATGGGTTAAACAACCTATCAAAAGTTCTATTTTCCAGAACCTTATATTCCTGGTAACTGTAATCAATTATCTCTAAATCGGTTAAGTGTGGGATTGCTTCAACTCGTTCTTGTGGCATCATTTTTCTTAATTCGTTTGCTTTTTTCTTATATCTATCCATTACCTGACTAAAGTATGCAGGACTGAAGTTCTGGTAGTGGTCTATAAAGTCATTAGCTACCATTTGCTTAAACGCTACTTTCACTTCGTTTATTGTAAAGTTTCCGTACTCAGTCCTTATCCAATCTTCTATAATTGCTAACTTAACTTCGCCAGGATTGTTAATACCTACAAGCTGCATAAGGTAAATAAGATTTTGATTAAATATGATAGAGTTTAGATTCCGGATTCTCTCCCCCGAAAATGCGGTCATAATCTCCTGCTCCGTAGGAAGTAGAGTAGATAAAGTTGTAGTTTTTAAGGTTTTCGAGTTCGTTTTTATCAAGTTTGCGCTGATTGTTTGTAGTTCCTTTTGCATATTGTTTTGTGTTAGTTATCCAATTATTTGCTGCTGCTGACCAACTTTTCATTGGGTTTTTACCTACTTTCCACCCGTTGCTCGTATAGTAATTTACAAACTTTTCGGCTTCTAATTTAGCATTTTCTTTTCCAATCCTAATAGCCATATATTCGTAAACTTCTTCAAAAGTACACTTACTTTTATTTAT